TTAGCGTAGTAACGCTTCTTGAATGCTTCGTTCTTACCCCAAACATCAGCCTTAGCCTTAAGGGCTGGCTTTAGTTCGCCTAGGATTCTATCGATATTGCCATAGGCATTAGATAGAGCAACATCTGCATCCTGGATAACCTTCTTATTGGTTGCCATCTTGCTGATGATGTCTTTGTAATTATCAATTGCTTGCTGTGCTTTAGCAACTTCTGCTTTAGTAGCAGCATTTGTAGTACGTGAGGTTAGGAACCCAACGCGACGCTCTAATGTAGCAAGACTTGGAATTGCTTCCTTCTTGCCAATAGGAACAGCGGCAGCACGTAGTTCTAGTTCGACTCTATCTAGTAGAGCCTCTGCTGCTTGTAGTTCCTTGCGTGCTGGAGCGATTGCAGATGCCTTAACAGCAGGAGATGCGCCACCCTTAAGAAGGTCTTCGACCTCAACTTGTAGAGTAGACTTAATTGCAAGAGCCTGGTTGTATTCTGCGTACTTGTCAGCGATAACGCTATCAATCTTCTTGCGCTGTCCCTTGGTTAGAACCTTAGTTCCACCCTGGAATGACCAGTTCTTGAAGTTACGCGCTGCACGACCAACCATACCATTGGTAGATAGAGGGTTATTGAGAACATCCTTCCAGATGAAATCCATACCCTGNGAGATAGTAGCACTCACGATTGGCTCAAANATAGACTGCTTAGGAATGTACATAGGGCGTACAAGTACGTCGAATGTCCATAAACGGTTAAGGTCACGGAATCCGTTAACTACAACGTCCTTGCTCTTACCAGCACCACGCTTCATAGCGCTCTCNGTGTAGTCAAGACCCATCTTACGTTCAATTGAATCCCATGGTGTAAAGCGATATGACTCAGTAAACTGGCGAATTGTCTGAGCATCGGCCATAATAGCACGACCATCATGACCAATTGCATAGCCATTAGCCTTCATTGAGTCAAGTCCGCGGTTTACATTACCACGGTACTCTCTAATGTGAGATGCAATCTCAACATCATCAAAAACTCCATTGTTGTAGGCAATCATCTTGCCGATTTTCTCATCAATAGCGTCAAGTGCCTGAACTTCGTTCTTACCAGCAGACATCATGTACTGCTCTTCAAACTCACGACGTACGTCGCCAGCCTTCATCTTGGTAGTTGGCGATACCCATACCTCTTTAGCACCATCATCGAATAATCTGATGTTGTTTAAGAATGAGTTGAGTTCAATACGACCATCAAGTGGGCGCATACCAGAGAAAGTAACGAACCCAGTTGGTAGTGATTCTGTTCCACGACCTACTGAACGTACTAAAGATACTGCTGCTCCGCCTACACGGCCAGGCAACTTAAGTTCTCTTAGTTCATTTAACTTGTCATACTCGCGGAAACGAGCAGCGCCCTTGATATCACGAACAACTTGCTGTCCCTTGATAAGTGCAGAAGCACCAAATGCTGGTTCGATAGGCATGAAAGCCTTACCGCCAGGTGTTAGACCACCTTGTGGGTCAAAGAATGCATCACGAAGTTTAACATACTGTGGATTCTTCTTGATTGCTGCATCATATGCAGACTTAAGACGTTCTACTGCTGGCCCCTGTGGGACATATGACTTACCAGTTGATAGGAACTTAGCCTGCAACTGTGATGCTGTGTCTGATAATTCAAACAATTCATCTGGTGCNGTAACTGATAGACGGCTTAATGCGCCGATATCGCCCTTATCAGCAAGAAGTAGGTCCTTTACGGCCTCTGGAGTAGATGCATCATGAATTAGGTTAACAAGTTTACCATTTGTGGAATACTTGCCAACTAAGTCAGAGATTACTCCGTAATCCTTTGATTCTGCCAAAAGAAGTACGTGTGAACCTGAAACAGTTTGAGAGCCCTGCTTGCCAAGTGTGCTAGCGTGCAGAATACCAGTTTCCATGTCAGCGGCTAGGTCAGCAACAGTCTTATTGGCTGTGTATAGTCCAGCCTTAGTTCCGCCTGCTTTAGCGGCTATTCCTGCTACCTTACCAACAGCACCAAGCGCTGCATTGCCTACAACGAAATCACCGATACCAGTAAACCAACGGCCTACTGCATTGTCGACGTAGTTCTTTTCGATACTCTTATCGTCCCATAGGTCTACATCGTCAAGATTAATCTTGCCTGTAGATAGAACTGCTGCAGATAAAGGCTTTACTAGTGGAATCAAGTTCGACTTGGTAAGAGCCTGGAATGTTGATACCTTAGCACTACGTGCATACGCAGACTTGATATCAGAAAATTGGAAACCCTCTTCGTATTCACCCTTTTTGTAAAGTGGTGAGTTAGTATCTGTAAGTAATCCTACAGTTGAAAGAGGTCGTGTGATGTAAGGAGAGATAACCTTAGTGTTAAGTTGGATAGCACCACGAAGTAGTAAGTCGCCAACCTTAGGCGCTAACTTCTTTGCTGCGTTAATTCCTGGAACTGCTGAGATTTCTTCGTCTACCTTAGATAGTGCAGACTTTACAGTGTCATGGAAGGCTTGCTCTTTAACTTGCTCTTCTGCTGAGAGGTATGAACCTCCGCCAGTTAGACGCTTGCCAACTGTACCAAGGGTTGATATTGCGCTAGTGAAGTCGCTCCACAATGGCATTCTTACCCCCTAAATGATTTAATGTAATTTTTCTCGGTTCCACCTTGAACATCTTCACCAGTGATTGCTAGAATAAAAGCATCTCGTTCTTCTGGTGACTTCCAGCCTACCATTGCAAGTTCCATTGCAACTGCTGCATTTTGATAGCCAAGTGAATTGGCAAACTTATCAATATTGTCGAATAGGCTACCTGGTAGCCATGCTGCCTTACTCATTACTTGCTCGCTAAGTAGTTAACAAATCGCTTGAATGAATCTGGAGCATCCTGATAACTTGCTGCACGAACCAAGTCTGGTAGGTACTGAGCAACAATTGCTGCATTCTCATCTGGACGAGTGTTAGCAGAGATGTTCTTAGGCATAACTTCTGAACCAGGGCCTGCACCGAAATCGCTGCCTGCTGTAATTGGTTCCATTGGGTTAGTAGTTGGGTCCATAAGGGTACCAAGTTGTGGCATCTGAGGCTCGACTGGAGCAGATGCTGATGTACCTGATGGTGCTGATGCCATTGCTGCTCCTCCTTGCTGCTCATTTAATGCTTTGCTTGCGCCGTATTGTCCGCCACCTGAAACATAACGATTAGGCTGACCATCTTTAGACCCTGCTCCACCTGTGCTAGAAACGCCAGTGTTATTCTGTGGTGCTGTTGGTCGGTATCCGCCTGATGCCATGATATCTCCTACTTAACTTGTGTAAAAATATGAATTGGTTCAGAGCACATGTTATCGTATTGGATTGCNATTGCAATAGCCTTACGAATAATTCTCTCTGCTTCTTTTNCTGTCTTTACTTTTTCCACACCCAACGCTGCCAATGCACCGAGGGCGACATCCCCACCAGAACCCATAACATATACATTACGAATATCGGTATCCCAAGAGTAATCATCAGAAATCGAGTAAACTTCACCCTTAACTGAGATAAGAAATCCACCTTCATTTTGTGCGATGTCCCCATCTTCTTTCATATCGATGCCAGCATCAATAAATTCTTTACGCATTCTTGGAATGAACTTCGTACTCATAAATACATCTAAGTTCTCTTTTAGAGTGGGCTTAGGTTGTACGTATCCGTAATGCAAAACATTACTTGTACGAGAGGAACCACAACCAGCAATCAAGATACCGTTGTTTTCTACAATCTTGGGTGTCTTGCTTACTTGGAAACGACCATGGTCATCACTCAAACGTGAATCNCAGCCCATTACGGACCAACCATCACCTTGAATTGCGACCAACGTCGTCATGTTATCCCCTTGTAGTTACTCGTCCGCTTGCTTTACCACTACCACTTAGTGTGGATAGGATTGTCTGAATGTCTGGAGGCGGAGCCTGTGGGGCTAAACCTTCTGGAGAAGGAGCGCCTCCTGCTGGAGCGCCACCTGGAACAGGGGACGGCTGTTCAACGGGATTACTTGGGGCTCCAACAGGAGGAACTGGTTGCTTCGGAGCGAATATGTCGCTAACAGCGTCTTCAAGGGCAATGCCCTTCTGACGTGATTTAATAACCGAAGCAATATTAGTGATAAGTGAACCGACATCTCCACCAGTTGTTGCCATCTGTGGAATTGCCTGTGTCATCGCGCTAATAGAAGCAAGAAGTGAGGCACGTAGTCCTTCAACTTCAATCTTCTCTAGTTCCTGAGTTACGTTAACGGTGAATGGTAGTTCACGCATTGCCATATCCTTGGAGATTAATCCTCCGCCAAGAGCCTGTAGCATAAAGATAAGTCCCTGTGCTGGGTTAAGACCAGCCAACATACCATAACGAACATCTGCAGAGTAGTCACCCTTGATGTCCTTTGATGGCTTGTACTCAACCTCGTAAGGTGAGCCAGAGTCAACACCACGAATGGTCTTTGTCTCTGAGAAAATCTTTTCGTCAACTTCAAAACATGTTGCGATTACATCGCGCAATGCTGCGGCAAAGATTGCCTGTGCTGACTTGACTTGGGTATCGAATGCACCCATGAGAGCCTGTACGCCTTGACCTGTAACAACAGTAGCATCAATGTTTCCAGTACGTCCTTCTGGGTAACGAGTACCTGTACGGAGTTCTGCATTGAGTAGTTGTGATTCAGTAAATGCGCCAGCAGGAATTGATAGTTCGACACGACGAACACCAGCAGGGTTAGCAGTACGGATTACCGCATCGCCACCCAACTGGAGTTCTTGAACGTCGTTTGGTAGCACGATAGGTGCTTGTACACTCTTCTCTGCTGCTTCCATAGCCAGTAAGGCGAAACGGTTGCGGAGAAGTTGGATACCTAATACGTCGTCGAATTGTCCGCGCAGTTCACCATCAATAGATGGCTTACGTGCAACGACAACCATCATCTTACCNAGAGGATTCTTAGCAGATGAAAGAACTAAATTTTCCTTTGCAGGAACATAGACAATGGACTGGTCCTTGTCGTAGTAACGAACCAATTCAATTGGAGCATT